TTGGCACCTATCGAAAAGCGTCCCCATCACTCTAATCATTGGCTTAATCACTCAAGGTGCAGCAATCGTTTGGGTGGTCTCGATGATGTATGGTGACATAGAAAGAAACACCAACAGACTAAGTGACTTAGACAACCGACTGGACAAACTAGAAGACATGGTTTTTGCCCAAGCGATTGCAATGGCTCGAATAGACGAAAACATAAAAGCCATCAGGGACGATGTTCACAAGATGGCAACGAGGGAAATCGACTAGTCAAATGTTAGCGGAACTCGCCGCTTGCAACGCCGCCTTTACCACCGTCAAAAGTTTTCTCCAAAACGGAAGATCTTTAGCCGACTGCGCCTCGCAGATCGGGACCATTGTTGCAAGCAAATCGGCGCTAGAGGAAAGGGTACACAAGAAGAGATCTGGGTTTATGGCTCAGTTGAAACAAACTCAGGCGCAAGATCTTGAAGAGTTCCTTGCGCTTGAGAAAATAAGAGAGACTGAAGAACAACTAATACAAGTCATGATCTACCAAGGTCGTGCAGGTCTTAAGGAGGACTGGTTGAACTATCAAGCAGAAGCAAGGCGCAAGCGTAAAGAAGAGCGCCGTAGGGCTGAGAGAGAAAGACAAGAGTTTATAGAAGCGACAACGATTGCAGGTGTAGTCCTATTGGGACTGTGTGCAGCCGGAGCCGTTATCTACTTCTTCATCACACAGTAAGGAAAGCAAATGATTGGTATTTTAACTAGTGTAGCTAATTTAGCCACCACCTTCATCGACAGCAAAGCAAAGATAAAACACGCAGAGGCTGAGACTAAGATGAAACTCGCCACAGGTGAGATCAACTGGGAACAAGCAGCCATAAACGCATCTAAAGACAGTTTTAAAGATGAACTGTGGACTGGTGTGTTCGTCTTAATTCTTGCCGCCAACTTCATACCTGCGCTGCAGCCATTTATGGCGCAGGGCTTCGAGAATTTACAGAAATGCCCAGACTGGGTGACTTGGGGAATGTATGCCTCAATCGCAAGTTCGTTCGGTTTTCGAGCGATGAGAGGCTTCAATAGATGAAGAGGTTGGCTATCTTCTGCCTCTTTTTCTTTGTCCAACCAACCTTTGCAACAGGATGTATTAATATGAAAGATAACTGGATCGAGTGTCTAGCACAGATACTCAAGTCAGAAGGGGGCTATGTTGATGACCCTCGAGATAACGGTGGCGCGACTAACTTTGGAGTCACCAAGAAAACCTATGAGAACTGGGTGGGCCGAGAGGTCACTAAAGAAGAGATCAAGAACCTTACTATCGAGGACGTGGCACCAATCTACAAAGACAGATACTGGGATCGGGTGCGTTCGGACGAACTCGTGGACGGTGCTGACCTCTTACTTTTCGATCTCAGTGTCCACAGCGGTCCTCGAAGAAGTGTTAAGATTGCCCAACAGACGGCAGGTACAGTAGTTGATGGCCTGATAGGACCCAAGACAGTCGCTGCAATCAACGCCATGGATCAAACAGATTTCATCAAGAAGTTCTCTGAGAACCGCTTAGAGTTCTACAAGCGTATTGAGGCGTGGAAGCACTTCGAGAACGGCTTCAGAAACAGAGTCAAAAAAACACAGATCGCTGCCCAACAGATGGTCAAGTAGATCTGGTAACAAAGAAAGGTACGGTGATCGAATATCTTTCTAACTTAGCACTGGTCGCTTCTATGGTGATCAGTGTTTTTTGTTTGCAAATGTGACGTTGGGTAACTATGTGTACCAGTGGATACTTCGGTATCAGGGGGGACAGAGTGTGATCGGCTAGTCTGGACAGCCTGTCCCTCCACAACATCTACGTCAATCGCGCATCACCCTTAAGTATAACTGCATGGCCTACGATTGGTCTTCCACAGATTTCTGATGCTTCCTCATTGTAAGGAAGTTGCTTCATTCTGCCGTCTTCATTCACGACCATCTGCCATTCTGGTTTGTGTGGTAGTGGTATGAGTTCCGCATAGCCACCAACAAGACCTTGAACAACTTTTAAAGTCGGCTTGTCTTCATCGTGTTCAAAAAAAGTAATCATCGTTTAGTTCCTTTGTCTAACTCTACGGTAAACATTCCGTCCTCTGCGTCAATACTCGAGACTATCGACATGTACTGATTGAACGCCAAGATTATCACTTGGAACTCTTTTAGATCTTCTGCCCACTGCCTGATAAACACACGACCATCGTGCTCTATGTAAATCTCTATGTCTTCGTGTTTACCACTATCATCAAGAGCGACGACCTTCGTGTGGTTGTCTTCAGTCTCTACTGTAAACATTTGTTTATTTCCTGTGTGTCGTGGGAAAGGCCCCGAAGGGCCTCTCGTTACGCTGCCTCTATGTCTACAAGTTCACAGACGCCACCAACGCAAGCCATGGTCTGACTGCCTTTGGTTGTGTCTTCGGTCTCGTATTCTGTGAGTTTCGACCAGTCTATTCGACTAGGCATCTTTCGCTTGGCTGCCTCATACTCCGCCTCTGAGCAATCCTGATAAGGTGCCTGTTGGTACGTGTGCTCAAACCTTGGTAAGAACGATACGCCACTCATTTCATCAAAGTGCTTATAGACAAATGCTCCTACCTCATGCCACTCCTCTTCTCGGACATCGATAGTCACTGAAGGCTTATGACAGGTAAAGTGTCTCTGATACGTTAGCCACATGTTCAACTGATCGATGGCTGACATATCGTGTCTAGTCACAGATCCAACCGGACTTTTCATTGGGAAACTAAAGACAGTTGTTTGGTCAGGCTTCATGACGCACGGCTCACTCGGGATGCCTTGGTCTGTCATGAACTGTGTTAGTGGATCTTTGTTGTCACCTCGGACTGTTCGTATGTAGAAGTCAGCGTATCGAGCGTGTATTCCCGACGCTGTATCACACAGTTGGCTGACAGTCCCTGACGGCTTGACGGCAGTTACTGCAGACGCCTTATTGATGCCCAGTCTCTTGGCATAGTACTCATTGGTATCTACTGCGATCTTTCTTAAGACTTTCAGTCTACCTTCTAGCGCAGGTTTCTTTCCGTTTGTTAGTGGGCTGTCCATGATACCTGTCATGCTGACGCCTAGAAGTGCTTCTTTCTCTGTCGTCTCTTTCCAGATTGAACGGAGGTAGGGGAAGTAGGTGAAGGATGCCTGTATAGTTCCTAAGATCGAAGCCAGTCTGACTTTGCGACAGATCGCGTCCATAGTATCCGTCTGACGGATGCAAACCTCAGTCAGGTTGCAGAACTGGTGCGGTGCTAAGACGATCTCACTGCACGGATTGGTGCCGTAGAGAACTTCTGGGTCTCTCTTGCCATCGGCTAAACACCGATCTTGAACTGCCTGACGATTAAAGATGCCACGTTCACCAGATCCTGATGCAACTAGAGCGTCCCATTCTGCTATGAACTTCTTGTGACTTGGTTTGCCTTCGTAAGCCACGGAGTTGTTGGCTAGGGCAAAGTGGGGGTTGTCTGTCCACCATTCGCCACTTTTGGCTTCACGCATCTCAGCGTCGTCGAGATCTGAGAGGCTGATCATGGCTGACCTTCGCACTCCACCGACAACAACTACCTCGCCTATCTTGGTCATGATACTGTGGACCTCGAGAGGCGTCAGGTTTCTTCCAGTCGCACCTTGGAACGTAATGATCGTGTGATCAAACAGATCTACAAGTGGCTGTGGCCCAGACGCACGTCCACCGAATGTCTTTAGTCTGGCTCCTGCAGGTCGGACCCGAGACACATTAAACTTCGGTATTCGACCTCGGTACAACTCTTCGATCAGTTGTCTGTAGGCAGTCGCCCAACCTTCTTTAGAGTCTGCAACACTGATGATGTTACCTGACTCATAAAGTAGCACTGGTACGCCTTGTAGTTTGTTGACGAACTGTTCTTCGACGCTGAAGCCGACACCAGTTCCATTGAGTAAGATGTATAGGACCTCATCGAAGCATCTAGGATGATCGATAGGTGTGTAAGAACAGTTGTATCCTGCAGTGTTGTCTCGTTCTAATGCTGACCCTGCAGTCATAAGTGATCTCATAGATGGCATAATGTCGAGGTTGAGGATGCCTTCTTCGATCTCTTTGCGTATCTCTGGCTTTACCTTATCTCCCACCACATTGTCCATGTAGCGGTCTACTGTCTCTGCCCAAGTTTCCCTACGACCCTCATCCTCGATCCAACGTGCGTAACGTGATGTGTGGATGAACGCCTGATAATCCGTAGGTAAATAGTTATTCATTGATTTCTTTCCCTTCTAGTTCGTTTATTCTCATTTCGATGTATCTTTTTGCTTTTTGTAGATCTTTGATCTCATCGTCTTTATGTCCTGCCCGACAGACGTACTTGATGACATTGCCACGCCAGAACTCGAAACGGTTGCGCTGTATAAATATGATCGGCTCAATCGGAAACTGAGCGTAATGATCTGGTGAGTTTATTGGATCAGACATTTGGCTCGTATCCTCGATCTCTGAGGACTCTGGCGACGTTTTGAATCCTAGTCCCCATGTTTTGCGCGATCTTATTCCAAGTGATCCCTCGCTTATGGAGTTCGACAATTCGCAAGCATCTGTCTTCGATCTTCTGTTGAGAAGGAGATTTGACACCATACTTCCGCTCTTTGTCGGCCTGAGTTTCCACGCCATAGTAAACATTCCTCTCGTGTGTCCATGAGTTGCGTTTGTGTCCTGTGCGTTGGGCAACTTTCTTACATTCTGCCTTGCAGGTGCGTTCGTATTCTTTCCAGTTGTCGAGGATGTATTGTTCCATTTTAGTCATGCTGTAGGCTCCCATAGTTTTACTTCACCCTTCTCATCATCCCAATCTGTGGAACGAAGGATCCGAGCGAGACGCGCCTGAGTGAGCGCATAGTTAAAATCGAGTTTCTCTTTTTGATAAGCGTTGACGACTAGTCGCCAGTTCGGAGACATACCGAGCACTTTTTCTGCAGTCTTTGGTCCTATCTTTGGACAACCTGCGTAACCGTCTGTCACATCTCCAGTCAGCGTCTGTGTGAAGAACTGCCTGTCTGCATCTTGCAGCGAGATATCATGACGCTCGTCGGTCTGTGGTCGGTAAAGGCGACACGGCACGGACTTCATGTCCTTGTCGTCGGACACCACTATGGATTTTGTCCCCTCAACCGACCCCATGATACCCATCACATCATCCGCCTCGAGGTTATCGATTTGGATTACTTGATAGTTCTCTTTGACCCAATCGATCATCTCTCGATAACCGATCGGCTTTCTGGTCTTCTTTCGACTCGCTTTGTAGGTGGGTTCCACCGACTTCCGAAAGTTATTGTGACCGGAAAAAGTTATGATGATCTCTTCGGCTCGTAACTTGAGTTTGAAGAACTCCATCATTTCCTTGAAGGCTTTCTTAGCCTCTTTTAGATCTGTTGACAGGCTCCAGATGTCGTCACCCCAGTCTGTCTCAGTTTCACACGCACTCAGTACTCGATAGAGATAGAGATCTCCGTCAATCAGAAGGGTTGTGTGGGGGTAGGATTTCTTTAAGTACTTCATCGACCTCTCCTTTCGTCTCCATACCGATGTCTGTGATGCACCATCGTGATCCCCAGACGTCCGTATCGACTTTAGTTGTTATGAAGCCCTCACTCGCTGCGATAGCGACGTGCATTGCACCCTTCCGAGCAAAGTCAGACTTCACTGTGAATGGGTTACGCCATGCGCGATCTAAAACGATGTAAAGGGCTACTAGATTGCTTAAGTGCTCATCAACTTCAGTGTGTATGAGACCAATTTTTTCCCAAGGTATGTTCTGCGGCGATGGGGATTTTAAGTCCGAGAGCAACTCCTGCTTCTTTCGCCATTCGTCGAGCGATATTACCGACATTTTCTGCGACCTCTTCATTGCGGCAAGCGATCTGCATTTCGTCATGTATCCACCCCATTATGAAAGCATCGTCGCCGTGTTGTTTCTTGATTTCGTCGAAGGTCATCATCACCCACTGCTTTGACACAATGCTTCCGCATGATTGCAAAAGTTGGCTTAAGCATCGATGTTCACTACGGATCTTTAACTTCCGTCCATCGATGCCTTTGATGTACCCTCGTTTATAGG